AAAAAAAAGGACAACGATGCAGACTCTCCACTCCCCCAAGAGCTACTTCAACGCAGCGACCCGAGCCGCTGGCGCTAATGCCTGGCGTGTGGCCCACAAGATTGGCTTGTCGGCAGAGGAACGCCAGGACGTCGAGCACGACATCCTGCTTGAACTGCTTGAGCGCGAGTCCCGCTACGACGCATCCCGCGGTCAACCCGGAACGTTCACCGGACTGGTTTCTCAGCACCGCGCAGGAGAACTGACCAGCGCGATCGTGCACGACCGCCAGCACATGCTTTTCAGATCGTCCGGGGAGGACGCCGCGAACGAGTGCGACTCCGATTGCCTCGACGTGTTGGCCGACGCGAACAGAGTGGTGCCGCGGTGGGGTGAGCCCCCCAGGGGCTACGACGAAATTCACGTGGCCCGGGATCTCGACTACGCCGTCTCTCTGATGGACGCCGAGCAACGCGTGCTTTTGGGGTTGCTGACCGAGCATCAGGACATGCCCATGGCCTGCAAGGCTTCAGGGCTCTCCAAGCCGACATTCTACCGCCGCGTGGCCGACCTCCAGATGCATCTGCGCATGTTCGGCATCAAGGCCGCCGCGTAGACCGCCCTGAGAAAAAACCCGGCATCGCCGGTAAGAACAATCAGACGCCGCAGCTTTTCTGCTGCTGCCAACTGACGGAGATTTCATGAACGCCTTCGATCCCACCTCTGTGCTGTCCCAAAGCGAGCCGAGCCCCCTGACGGTCAATCTCGAACGTCCGCCACACATACCCGCCAAGCCGCTCACCGAAGCCGCCCTGTGTGACTGGATCGCCAGTTCGGTACCCGGTGAACGTATCCAGTACCACCAGGGCCTGCTGCTGCTGGACCGGTCGGAGGCCAGTAGCTCCTATCCATCCAGGGAGCGCCAGCGCATCCATTCCGTGGCCAAACGTGCCTGGCACGCCTGCGAACTAGGCCTGGTGCATCTGGTGAGCCAGCGCGTCGAGCCCTTCGTCTTTCGCTACATCGCGGAGCGCGCACGGATGACCCCGGACGCCTCGCAGGCCCGCAAACAACTGCTCACCCCGGCGCACTGAGCGCCAACACCGAATCGCCACTGACCACCCAAAGGAGCGCATCTACATGGCCATTTCGCTTTCCCAACTCACGCGCGCCAGCGCGCCGAAGCCGCCCCGCATCCTGATTCACGGCGTCGCCGGCGTCGGCAAGACCACGTTCGCCGCCAACGCCAACCATCCGGTATTTATCCAGACCGAGGACGGTCTCGGCACGATCGAGGCCAGCCACTTCCCGATCGCACGCTCCTTCGAAGACGTGATCGACATCTTGGTCAGCCTCTACAACGAGGAGCACGATTTCAAGACGGCGGTGGTCGACAGCGCCGACTGGCTGGAACCGCTGATCTGGGCGAAGACCTGCAAGGAATACGGCTGGAAGGATCTGGAGGCTCCCGGCTATGGAAAGGGCTACCTCGCCACCATGGAGTTCTGGCGACAGTACCTCGACGGTCTGAATGCCCTGCGCGACGAACGTGGCATGACCATCGTGCAGATCGCCCACACCGACATCAAGCGCTTCGACAGCCCGGAGCATGACCCCTACGACCGCTACGTGATCAAGCTGCACACCCGCGCGGCGGCCTTGCTGCAGGAGCACGCCGACATCGTGCTTTTCGCGAACTACCGGATCAGCACTGTCAAGGCCGACGTCGGCTTCAACAAGAAGGTGAATCGCGCCCTCGGTTCCGGCGAGCGCGTCATCCATACCGCCGAACGTCCCGCCTTCCTGGCCAAAAACCGCTACGGCCTGCCCGACAGCTTGCCGCTCGACTGGTCGGCCTTCGCGCAGGCGATGCCGGACAGTTTGAAGACCGCTCTCAGCAACCACTGAATTCTCATTTTTGACCGCAAAGGAGAAACACCATGGCTTCATTCGGACACACCTTCGACGCCTCGACCGTCGAACCCTCCACCCCCTTCGAAGTCTTTCCGCCCGGCAAGTATCGGGTCCAGCTCGTCGCCAGCGAAATGCGCCCAACCAAGGACGGCATGGGGCAATACCTGCTTCTCGAACTCGATGTACTCGAAGGGCAGTACACCGGGCGCAAGCTGTTCGACCGCCTGAACCTCGTCAATGCCAACCCCGACGCCGTGCTGATGGCGCAGCGCAGCCTGTCGGCGCTTTGCCGGGCGGCCGGCAAGATGCAGGTCAGCAACAGCGAACAACTGCACCTGATCCCGGTCCAGATCGACGTCAAGGTGCGCCCGCCGAAGGGGCAGTACGGCGAAAGCAACTCGATCCGCTACCTGTCGGGCACCGATGCGCAGCCCACGTCGCCTCCCGCAGCCCCGGCTGGCTTGGCGCGTCCAGCCACCCCGGCAGCCAACGCCACGCTGCCATGGAAACGTCAGGGTTGAGACGATGAGCAAGCACGCCCCCCTTTCTGCACCACTGCCGGCCACCGCACAAACGTGTCGCGAGCGCCTGGTCGAGCTGCAGGACGAGATCGCCTCGATCAAGACCCAGATCGCCACGGCGGACATCGCCCGTCAGGCCCGGCGCGGCGCGCTCGATGCCCAGTGGTTCCACCGGGCGAAGACGGCGCTGCGTTTCAAGCAGCAGGAGCTTGCTCGGGTGTCGGCGCATCTGGCCGCGCTGTCAGGCGACTTCCCGCGCGACCGATTCAAGGACACGCTGATCGACGTGCTGCGCGAGCACCTCCCGGATGACGCGTGGCAGTCGGCCTTGGCGGTCGCCCGGGAGCGGCAAGGCCGGGAGGTCGGTCATGGCTGACTTGCCGATCGTCGTCAGTCCGACCCGCGAAGCGATCTTCGCCGCCTACGAGGCAGACGCTCGCCAGGGCTTCCGAGTCCACCTGGGCGCCTCGCTGATCGGCAAGCCCTGCGAGCGGTCGCTGTGGTACGACTTTCGCTGGACCACCGTCGCGCAGCATCCGGGCCGCCTGCTGCGCCTCTTCGAGACCGGGCAGCTGGAGGAGACCCGCCTCGTGCGCAACCTGCGGCGCACCGGCGCCACCGTGCTCGACGTCGATCCCGAAACCGGGCGCCAGTGGCGGGTCGAGGCGCACGGCGGCCATTTCGGTGGGTCGCTCGACGCCGTTGCACTGAACCTGATCGAAGCGCCCAAGACCTGGCACGTCGTGGAGTTCAAGACCCATTCGCGCAAGAGCTTCGCCGATCTCTTGGCCAAGCGCGTCCGGGACAGCAAACCGCAGCACTTCGCGCAGATGCAGATCTACATGCGCCTGACCGGCATGACCCGAGCAATGTACCTGGCGGTGAACAAGGACACGGACGACCTCTACGTCGAGCGGGTCAAGGTCGATACCGCGTACGCCGATCGGCTGCTGGCAAAAGCCGCTCGCATCCTCTTCGCCGCGCGGCCGCTCGACCGGGTCAGCGAGGATCCGGCGTGGTACGAGTGCCGAATGTGCGCCCATGCCGAGGTCTGCCGGGGTCAAGCCGCCGCCGCTGTGAACTGCCGCACCTGCCTCTCTTCGACACCCGTCGAGGGGGGCTGGTGGTGCGAACGCCACCAGCGGGCCTTGTCCGAGGCCGACCAGCGCGCCGGCTGCGACCAGCATCTCTACCTCCCCGACCTGGTGCCGTGCGAGCAGATCGACGCCGGAACGGACTGGGTCAGCTATCAACTTCCCGGTGGCGGAATCTGGCGCGACAGCGGCCGCCACAAGTACGCGGAGCATTCGCTATGACCTTGACCGTGCGTCCGTACCAACAGGCAGCCATCGATGGCATCTACCAGTATTTTGAGGGGGAGACCGGAAATCCCCTGGTCATCATCCCGACCGCTGGCGGCAAGTCCCTGGTGATGGCCCGCTTCATCGAAGGCGTGCTGAAAGCGTTTGCGGACCAGCGCATTCTCGTCGTGACGCACGTCCGCGAGCTGATCGAGCAGAACTACCGCGAACTGATCCGGCTCTGGCCGCAGGCGCCGGCCGGCATCTACTCGGCGGGACTCAAGCAGCGAGACATCAGGGCGCGCATCCTGTTTGCCGGCATCCAGTCGATCCACAAGCGCGTCTATGACGTGCAGCAGTGCGACTTGGTGTTAATCGACGAAGCGCACCTGATTCCGCGCTCATCGAACACCCTGTACCGGCGCTTCCTCGACGGTTTGACGCGCCTCAATCCGCTGCTCAAGGTGATCGGTTTCACGGCCACCCCGTACCGCCTGGACTCCGGACGGCTCCACGAGGGCGATGGCGCGATCTTCACCGACATCGCCTACGAGGTCTCGGTGCGCGACCTGATCGACCAGGGCTATCTGTCGCCGCTGGTGTCCAAGCGCATGGCGACGCAGCTCGATGTCGGCGGCGTGGGCACCCGTGGCGGCGAGTTTATTGCGCGCGAGTTGAACGCCGCGGTCGACCGGGAGGCGATTACCCAAAGTGCCGTGGCCGAGATCGTCGCCTACGGTCAGGATCGCCGCTCGTGGTTAGTCTTCTGCGCCGGCGTCGAGCACGCGCGACATGTGCGTGACGCGATCCGCGCGCAGGGCATCGGGTGCGAGACCATCCTCGGCGAGACGTCCAGCGCCGAGCGCGATCGGCTGATCGAGGCCTTCAAGGGCGGCAAGATCCGCTGCCTGACCAACGCCAACGTGCTCACCACCGGTTTCAATGCCCCTGGCGTCGAACTGATCGCGATGCTGCGACCGACGAAGTCGGCGGGGCTGTACGTGCAGATCGTCGGTCGCGGCTGTCGGCTGGCGCCGGGCAAGAGCGACTGCCTGGTCCTGGACTTCGCCGGCAACATCGCCCGTCACGGACCGATCGATGCGATCAAGCCGAAACGTCCCAGCGAGGGCGACGGCGACGCGCCGATCAAGGTGTGCCCGGACTGCGCCAGCAGCGTTCATGCGGCGGCGCGCGAGTGCCCTGAGTGCGGGCACGCCTTTCCCCTGCCCGCGCCAATGATCGAGGCCCGGGCCAGTACGCTCGAGGTGCTCTCAAGCCTGGTCAAGCCCGAGTGGGTGGCGGTGAGCCAGGTCTGCTACGCACGCCACGAGAAGGCCGGCAAGCCGCCCTCGCTGCGCGTCGAGTACTGGTGCGGCCTGTCGGCCCATCACGAGTGGATCTGCGTCGAGCATACCGGCTACCCCCGCCAGAAAGCAGCGACCTGGTGGGCCGCGCGCGCACCGGGTACGGCCTTACCGAAAAGCGTCGACGAAGCGCTCCAACACGCCCCGGCTTTGCGGCAACCAGCCGAGATCGCGGTACGCCCGAGCGGGCGCTACACCGAAGTCGTCGCGGCGCGCTTCTGATGCTCTGCGACGTGTGCCGCCGCGACTACCGTGGTTTTGGTTACTCACCACGTCTGACCCGCCAGAGCGGCCCCGATCTGTGGGCCTGTTCCATGCGGTGTCTGGACATCATCGGGAGGCTCAAAGGAATGATCGACCCCAATAAACATGAAGAAGCCGCACTGCGTCAGGCCAGCGCCGTAGGCGGCGAGTACGTCGAATCGCTCGGCCGCACCAATCTGGCCCAGTGGTCGGCGCACGAATGGTCGACGCTGATCGACGTCGTTGTCACTGCTTTCCAGGATCACCTGCGGGAAGCCTATAACCAAGACCCGCCGTTTTGAGGAGGAGGTAATGACCGCTTCCAGTTTCATGGCGCAGTTGGGCGCCAAACTCGTCGACGCCGGATTTCCGATCCTGCCGATCCAGCCGGGCACCAAGAAGCCGGGCGTGTTTCGCCGCGGTACGTGGCGCGACTATCCGGCCTGGAGTCGCCATTGCACGCGCGACACCACCGACCACGAGATCGACGTCTGGGGCGACTGGCCGGATGCCGGCATCGGCGTCGCTGCCGGGCGGGTGATCGGCATCGATATCGATGTGTTGAGCGATCCGAAGTTGGCCAAGCGTATCGAGGTCCTGGCCCGCGAGATGCTGGGCGACACGCCGGCGTTGCGCATTGGCCGGGCCCCCAAGCGCCTCCTGGTCTATCGCGCCGACCAGCCGTTCAAGGGGTTCAAGCTGCCGCCAATCGAGGTCCTCGGCCTGGGCCAGCAGTTCATCGCCTACGGTATTCATCCGGAGACCGGTCAGCCTTACGACTGGCCACTGGAGACGCTGGCCGAGATCGGGATCGGGGAGCTGCCGACGGTCACCGAGGCGCAGGCGCACGCTTTTGCCACGGCAGCGATCGCGCTGGTGCCGCCAGAATTGCGGCCGGCGCGGTTGCCGCATCTTCAAGGCGCTGAAACAGCCGCTGGCGGGGCTGGGGAACAGCGCGGCACACTTGAGGCGGTCACCGAGGCGTTGCGCTTCATCGCGAACGATGACCTCGACTACGACAGTTGGGTGCGGATCGGCCTGGCGATTAAGGGTGCGTTGGGCGACGATGGCTGGCCACTGTTCGAGGCCTGGTCGGGACGCGCAGTGAAGAATGTTCCCGAGACAACGGACAAGGCATGGCGTGGCATGAAGCCGACCCGCATTGGTGCCGGCACGCTCTACAGACTGGCGCTCGAGGTAGGTTGGGACCCGGCTCCGACGCTGCAACTCAACGGCGCGCTGATCGTGAACGGTCATCATCCGGCGAAGGAGTTTCTCGAAATGCTTAACAGCACCAAAGCGATGCTCGGTCCCGTGACGGCACCCTACAAGAAGGTCGGGACAAAGATGCCCCAGGCGACATTGATGCCATTTGGTTGGAATCAGGTCGGGGGCGTCATTGCCGACATGATGGAGCTGATGGACCGCAGCGCGAAGCGTTCACAGCCCGTGCTTGCACTGGGAGCGTCCTTGGCCGCCGTCGGCGCGCTGATGGGGCGTAAGTACCGCACGGCGAGCAACATCCGTTCGAACCTCTACGTCGTTGGGGTTGCCGAGAGTGGCGCTGGCAAGAACAACAGCCGGCTGGTGATCAACGAGCTTCTTCGCCGAGCCGGGCTGCTGCAGTACCTCGGTGGCAACAAGATCGCCTCTGGTTCGGGGCTGCTCAATGCGTTGTCTCGGCAGCCTTCGCCGCTGTTTCAACTCGATGAATTCGGCATGTTCCTGTCGGCGGCTGTCGACCGCAAGCGCTCACCGCGCTATGTCTGCGAGATCCTGGATCTGCTCACCGAGCTCTATACGACGTCGGGTACCACCTATTTCGGAATCGAATATGCACAGAGCCAGGCAGATGCCGCGCATCGGGCGATTCATCAACCCTGTGTGTGTGTCTACGGCACGACGACGCCGGTGCACTTCTGGCAAGCGCTGCAGGCAGCCAACGTCGCTGATGGTTCGCTGGCGCGGTTCCTGATCCTTCAGACGGAGGAGGACTTCCCGGATAGCAACAAGGACTTCGGCGTCATCGATCCGCCCCAGGGGTTGATTGATCGCCTGCTGCTGATCCATCAGGGCGGGGGCAAGCTGTCGGGCAACCTCAGCGATATCGGTGGCGTGGATCAGGTGTCGCCGACACCCCGCTTGGTGCCCATGAGTGACAAGGCAAAGGCAGGATTCAAGGCGCTTGACCGCGACCTCCTGGATGACCTGCGCGCCTCGTCCGGCAGCGGTTTCGCGTCGATCCTGGCGCGCATCGAGGAAAACGCCACCAAGCTCGCTCTCATCCGTGCCGTATCGCGCGATGCGGTGGATCCGCAGATCCAGAAAGAGGACGCAGAGTGGGGCATTCTCATCGCACGGCATTGCGCCAATCAGACCATTCGTGAAGCGTCGATGCGGGTTTCGGAGAACGTCATCGAGTCGAATCACAAGCGCGCGCTCCTGATACTTCAAGGGTCGGGGACCGAGGGGATGACTAGGAGCGAGTTTACGCGTCGTACGCAGTTCATGGATGGCCGTCAGCGCGACAGCGTGCTGCAAACGCTGCTGGACGCACAGTTCATCGAGGTCGCCATGATTCAAGGAACCCGACGTCCAACGCAAGTAATAAAAGCGCTTACAAACAATGCGTTAGATGGTGACAGTGATTAACTTCAATTTTTATTATTTCAAACTTCACATGCCCTGCGTACACACATCCACATCGCCTCGCGCGCGAGACCCGAAGAGAGGGAGAGAGAAAACAGGATATATTGAAAGAATTAAATATTGATATATCTATCTCTCTCGCCACGAGCACTCCATTGAAAGATTGAAGTATTGACGTTATTGCCGTAGCCCCATTTTTGCTCTGACCCGTACCCGATCCCGATCGGGCATGAGGGAGCGCCGAAGACCCTGACCCGGTCGCGTGCCGCTCCTCCAGGCCGCCTTAGCCTCTTGGAGGAACTGCACCATGTCTCACCATTCAACACCCCCGCCAGCGGCCAGCCCTCGCGCCGCAGTGACCCTGCCCGGCGCTGTACTCGCGCTCGATCTCGG